CACCATCAAGCACCTGTAATGATGAACCTGCTGGTATGACAACATCTTTTACTAGGTAAATGTCGTTTGTACTATCATTGATGTAAACTGAAGCAGTAACGCTTGAAGATGTAATATTTGCTACACTAATTCCTACAACTGTATCATAACTATCAGCAGTAAAAATTGTTGCTGCTGAAGTTCCTACATCGTTGCTTGTGTATCTTCTAAAGTTTTGTGCCATATTTACTCCTATATTATAATGCTATTGACATTGCAATTGCAAATCCGTTTGATGCTAAACCTGAAGTATCTGTAGTTTCTACATTTGTCCAGGCACTACCATTGTAATATTTTAATACATCATCTGTTGTATTATAAAATAAATCACCCTCATTTAAAGAGGTTGTTGGGTCAGTTGCTCCTACTCTATATCTTTCTGCAAAAGAGTTAATTCCTGAAATATTTGAAGCAGCAGTAGTTACAGAAGAAATGTTATTTCCAACATTTGAAATTGCATCTGTTGCATCTGTTCCATCTTCAATATCAGCAAGTGCTTGAATATCTGCACTCAAACCAGATACTACACCAATATCAGCAGTATCTCCAGCGACTGTGGTAATATCTGAACTAATACTAGCAACAGTAGTAACTTCAGTTGCCTTTGGTGTTAGTCTGTGAAAATTATAAGTGTGTAAAGTAGAAGTTGTTTCTACTAATACACCAAACCCAGCAGTTAATACAGTTGTACCACAGTTATTAATAGTTACTGTATTTGAACCTGCACCATTTGAAATAGTGACTGTACCAGAACTAGGTGTTCTAGTTGTTGCAATTGATTGAATAGATACAATTGTACCAGCATCATCATTTGCATCTGGGTTTGTAGTTGGAAAACTTGTTTCATCTGCTATTGGAACAAAACCACCTACATCATCTAATAAATCTACAATACGATTATCAATTGCTGAAGTTGTAGCAATATTAGTATCTGAAGCTGACCAAGTATCTCCTGACTCAATTGTTTCAGTTGAATCTTGTCTAAAGTATCTTGCGTCTGCACCTGCGGTTGTAAATATAGAAGTATCATCTGAAGTATAACCAGAAACTTCTGAAGCAGTAATTAAAGTTGAATCTGATATTTTATCTGCTGTAACAGCATCGTCTGCAATTTTTGCAGTTGTAATATTTGAATCTGCTATTTTAGCAGTTGTAACTTGGCTATCACCAATATGTGCAGTATCAATTGAGCCATCTGTATAATGTTCTGAGTCTACTGCATTATCTGCTAATTTTGTTCCATCAATAGCATCTGCTGCAATCTTACCTGTTGTTACATTTAGATCAGAAATTTTTGCTGTAGTGACAGCACTTGCTGCTAGTCTATCAGTATTAACTGCTAGGTCTGCTATTTGTGCAGTATTAACTGCATCATCAGCAATTTTATCATTTGTTACTGCATCGTTTAAAATTTTAGCTGTTGTAATTTGAGAGTCTGCAATGTGAACTGTATCAATAGCTCCATCTGCAATTTCAGCAGAATCAATTGCATCATCTGCCATCTTAGCATTTGTAATATTGCTATCAGCTATCTTAGCAGTAGTGACAGCAGAAGCTGCTAACTTATCAGTCGTAACATTTAAATCTGCCAGTTTTGCGGAAGTGACCGCACTATCTTCAATCTTAGCTGTAGAGATAACATCTTCTGGGATTGAATCATTAGTATTGGATAACACACCAACAAGTACGTTATCAATTGCTTCATTAGAAAGAGAACCACTATCCCATGTGACGTTGACTGTTGTATCTGTTGAAAAAGATGAACTAGATATTGTTCCATATATTGTACCTGGTGTTGTTGCAGTTATTTTAATTCTTCTATTTGCATGATAAAAGCTAGTTACATCTACATTTGAGATTGTAAAAGATGTTGCAGAAGCATACGTTGCAGTAAAACTTCCATCGCCATCACCATACTCTACCCATTGACTATCATTGTACCATTCTCTAATATCAGCCGTAATAGCTCTAAAAGCATTGTTAATATTAGAAGGTAACATACCTTCAGCAATACTCACTCCACCTACTGAAGTATTACTTGCTGCTGTAGTAGAATAATCTTTTATACCTGCCATATCACTCCTAACTTATGAACCATGAAAACACTTTATCGGTTTCCACATTGTTTTTGTTTATAAGGCTATTCACAGATTCTTCAAGTTGTCTTTGAAAAAACTCTTGTGTTTCAAATGAATACCTAACATTATCTATATCTTTTTCAACAACATCTGCCATTATCTTTGACTTCCTTGTGAACTAATAAAATCTACTCCTTGAGCATTGGTAAAATTAACATTTGAAGCTACTTTTACATTGGCTCTTATATATCTTCCTGAAGTTCTTACAGGATTTAAACCATCATTTTGCATCGTTGCATAATCCGTTGCAGTAGGAGTATCAGCAAGTCTATCTCTGGTTTTTACTGATACGGTTGCTGTTGCATCTACAATAGGTCTTACTCCTTCTATATTTGATCTAAAACCTGGATATAATTCTACTTCAGACGTTTCTACTTCTACTTCATTTGAAGTTCCTGAAAAGATCGCTGCTTTAAAATCCGAATCAATTGCACCTAATAACCTTTGTCCACCTGACCAAAAATCTGTATCTAATGCTGTATTAATATCTTCAAGGTTTTCTGATAATAAATCCATCAATTCAACTGTATATGCTCCAACGAATTGTGAAAATATAAATGAGGCATTAGCTTCTGATAATGACCATTTCTCCGTTGCATAATTATAAATAAGTATTCTATCACAAATTCCTGTTGTATTGGTTGGGTTTTGTGAAGATGGATATAACCATAAAGCTAGTTGATTAAATGGGTCAACGGCTGCAACAATTCTATCTAAGAAAGCCTTGTTAACATCCAATTCAAAAAATCTATTAACTTTTTCTGCACCAATCGCTTTAATCGTATCTCCATTAATCTCAAAGAATCCATCATCCGCATAAAAGAAAACTCTCCTATTGTCTTGGCAAACGGTTTGTCCATATACTGCACCTCTATTTGGTGAGATCACAGAAAATCTAAATGTAGTCGCACCACCTACAAAGTCCATACGAACTATTTGGTTTTGTCTAAATATATATCCTACTTCTCCTGAAGTAATTGCAACAATTTCTCCACCTGCTCCAGGTAAATCTTGAAAATCTGCTAATTTACTTCCTGCTGTCCAAGTAGCAATATCATTAATCCCAGACCATTGAACTCTGTTTTGATTTGATGATTGATTACCTGTAACTAAAAAATCTCTTATGACACCAGACGTTCTAAATACAGGCGGTGTTCCATCTGTTGCAATGCTTGATAAATCAGCAAAGTTAGTTGATGTTCCCATCAAATAATATTGTGGTGCATCTACACCATTACTTGCAATAATATAATTACCAAATTGTGTGAAAGTCCAAAAATCTGAATCTGTACCAGTAAGCGATGCTTTTCTTGATGTAAATGTTCCACCATCTAATTGATAAATGTTTTCGTTCTTTGCAACAAAGTTATAGACGTTACCTGCATTATCTCTAAATGAACCACCACCATGAGCTAAACCACCTATGTTATTAGATGAATACGCAACTAACGAAGGAAATCTTTTATAACTATCTCTTGCAAAATATACATTCGTTGCAACATTCGCACCTGGATTTAAATGCGATGGTTGATCTGGTAGCCACTCACCAAACTTTAATTGCATTACCTACCTCCAAAATTAGAAGCAATTGTATCTTCTGATCGTACTTGTAATGGAGAACCAGAGAATTGATCTTCTCTATCATTTCTTTCTAATCGTTCCATTGCAGTTGCATACATTTGTTGCCACTTCTGAACTAACATTTTATCAATACCACCTAAGAAATTTGTTGCATGATATAATGCTCCATACAAATAAATTGATGGATGGTCAGATAAAATAAAATTAGATGTATTAGATGAAGATAGTACATCAAACTTTTTATAAAAATTAAGTTTCCCAGTATAAGTCGCATCTGGTTTAGGTGCAAATCTAAAATTATCTCCAATAATTGTATAAACTTCTGGTGTTCCTGTTCTTGATGTTCCTTTGATAGAATCCATTTGTGATGGAGTCATGTAACGTAATGGTAATTTAGTTGAACCTGATAAAATAAAAAAGTTTCTTACTTGTAAAAAACCAGTAGGTAAACTTACCGTTTCAGCATTAATGGTAATATCTTCTTCGTTAATCATTTTTCTAATTCTTAATTTAGAATTAAAATCCGCTTCAGTTAAAGATATAAAATCAATAATTTCATTAGTTAAATCTGATCTGTTTAACCAATTTGCGACTGAACTTTGTAATGCAGAATATGTATTTAATGCCATTATAATCTTCCTGGTGCTGTTCTAAAATATTGAAACTCATTTGAGTTTAATTTTGTTTTTAGAATTTTTTGTTGTTCTTCTTTTTTTAAGCCAAACCAATTGTTTGTGCCGTTATATTCTCTTGTCCAAACTTCTAAAACTAAAGTAGGAATAGATGCCACTCTTTTCATATCTCTTGATGGAGTATATCCATCATTGTGAGTGTACATTTTTTTATTATGTTCTATAATCGGTTTATAATTGACCGTTCTTTCAATAACGACTTGTTTATTTGTTTCATCGCTATGTGTTGTGGTAGTAACTAAACCATCTTGTTCTTGATCAATTTTCATCCTTGTCCTCTACTTTTTTTCTTTGTATAGCGTTTGTTTGGACTTTTTGCATGACGACCTTTACGTTTTACTTTTTTCTTTTGAACGTAATTATCAACTCCAAAACCTTTTGCTTTCTTAGCCATTATTTAGATAAAGAAGTTATAAAAGCATCTCCACCAGCAGAATTTTGAACAACAGAAATTTTTTCACCTTGATTAACTCTAATTTTTTCAATTGTGTCAGCAGGTAAATAAGTATCATTTGCAGTTGCAGTTGGGTTTGCACCAATTGCATAGTGACAATCTGATGTTGCTACAATTCTAATATGGTGAACACCACTTGCAAAAGCTGCACTTTGATCTGCTGTACCAGTGTATGATAATTTTTCAGTTGATACGACAGCGAATAGTGGGTCAGTTGAATTTCCAGCCATAATTTTTTCTCCTATTTAATTTAATCTATACTAATTTTTGGGGGTGTTTCCACCCCCTAATTTAATTATCTTCTGATTACAAAAGTAACGATCATTTCACAAGCAGTTGAAGAACCACCATCTGAAATAATTTCAATTGCATCACCTTCTTCTACAGAATTAGCCGCAGTTGGCTCAGATGAATCTACATCACCTGCTGCTGAACCAGATTGAGTTATTGTTATATCTCCTCCAGTAACCGCAGTTCCACCAATTTCAAAAGTAATATCAGCATCTGCTGTAGTGATTGCGTTCTTAATTGATGTTAAAATTTTAATGATTTTTCCACCATCTGGTACTGCTACGAAAGTAGAACCAGCAGTAGAAATATCAGTAACTTTAGCTGTTAAAAAGTAGTCGTTTAATGTTCTCATTGTTATTTCCTTTAGTTTGCTTCGTTCCGCCTTTTGACTTCAAAGACCAAACGAAAGGTTAATTGTAAGTGGGGGATTTCTCCCCCACTCATATACTACTATTATGAAGTAGTTAAGTCAGCAATGATGCCTGAACCAGCTTCATTTCTTGACTCTAGTGTGTATTCACAAACCATGAATTGCTTTTGTGCATCACCTGTCTTTGCTAAGTCTTCTAAAGAGAAATCTCTTAGGAATGCAACGGCAAAGAGATCAGGCGTTATAACAAACGCATCTCTAGCTCTAGAGAATCTGTTAGGTGTTACTTGCATAGCACCAAAATCAGACTCATATACATCAACCGCAGCTACTAATCTTTTGTTTTCTGCTGGGTCAAATCTAGTTGAACCACCAGTAAAGCCAGATAGTTTTTGCTTGTTGAATGAACCAACCATGATCATTGAAGGGTCGCCACCATTATCCCATACGGATTTGATAACGTCTTTCAATTGTGCTTCAGTGAAAGCTCTTTGAGTTCCATCTGTTCTAGCATTTGTACCAGAAGTTGCTGGTGCAGCACCAGTTGCTCCTGCTGATTGGTTTGTTTTTAACCAAGAGCCTAATCCAGCTAGTTCTCTAGGTGTATCATCATCTCCTGATACTGGTGCATTGTTTGCAGTTAATGAAGTTTCCATATCTCTCTTAAGTTCTTTTGATCTTTTTGAGATTTGGTAAGCTAGTTCTGAATTTCTACCAGCTTTATTAATTGCATCTAATGTTCCAGTTACCAATACTGATTTTGTTGAAATCTGGCATTGGTTACCTTTTCTTGTTGTTGATGCAGGTGCTGAGAAACCTACTTCATCACCCTCAATCTGAGCATTTGAGCCACTAGCCGCAGCTAATGAGTCTAATTGCCATTCATGATTAACAGCAGTCGCTTTTGTTTTAGCGATTGCAGACATGAAAGGTGTATCAGTTGGGGAAATGTTATAGATAACATCAGATAGGTCTTCTCTTTCACCCACAGCATCATAAGTACTAAAAGTACCTGTTACTTGTGTCATAGTTTTTTCTCCTATTGTTTATTTTTTTGTTATCATGTCTAAAAAAATACTTTGTGCATCATGGATGCTACCAGATTTTTTAAGACGCCCTAACTTTTCTCTCCTTCTTGCAGTGTTTTCATCAGATTTAGTTTTTTTAACGCCACTTGATAAAACTTTTCCAGGTTTAGCAATCTTTGAAGCTAATTTTGGCTTCACATTTTGCATATTCCTATACTTCATCGCATCATTGACCAACATAACGATACGGTGATCATAAATTTGTCCAATCTCTTGATCTTTAAAACCATAAGATTGCAAATATGACCTCATATCAGACTTCAACTGTCTATTTTTTGTAGGGTCAGAAAATTCAGGAAGTTTTTCATTCAAAATTTTCTGTTGTTCCTCAATCATTTGTTGAAGTTGTTGAGATTGCTGATCTCTCACCTTTTGAAAAGATTCAACAAGCTTATCTTGTTTTCTTTTCATCTTATGTTCAATCTTCGCAGCCTCTGTTGGGTCTTCTTCGTACAATTTTTCTAAATCTATATCTTTAAATTCAGAATTAAATTGTTCTTGCGTAAAAGCTAATAACTGATTCAACTCATTAAGACGTTGAGAATAGTCTTGCCTTTGTTTTTCCGCTTCAGACTGAAAACTTTTTCTTTCATTTGAAAGTTCTTCTGTCTTTCTACGGTAGTCCGCATCTCTTGAGTAACCTGCTCTTAGCTCATCAAGGGTAACATCAAATTCTTGACCTGCAACTTTGACCTTGTAGGTGGAATCCTGTTCCTGTATCTGATTCTCAGAGTTTTCATCTTGAGATACTTCTTCGGAAACTTCTTCTTCAGCCGGAGCTTCTGTTTCAGCTTCCATTTTTTCCTGAACCTGAGGTTGACTATCTTGCGATAATTCCTCTTGTGATGGCTCAGAAGAAACCTGTTCTTGTTTTTTTGGTTCTTGGCTTCCTACCAATAAACCTTCTATTGATTTTGCAGCATTTTGCAAATCAGTTTCAGCTCCCTCTATAGGGTTAGCTTGATTGTCTGACATATTTACCTCTTTGTTATGATTAAAGCTCTCCATTTGGAGTTAGCCTATCCTAACTGCTGTTAGAATTTCTTAGATTCTTGCTGTTTTCTAAAATCTTCTAGCTGTTTTGTAGCTAGTTTTCCTGTATCAAGAATTTCTTTTATGTGTTGCTCTACTTTGCCAACGACATTGTAGGCTAACCAAAGCTTTTCCCTAGTGTCTGATTCCTTTGCACCAGTATTAAATAAGCTTTGCGTATATAATTTTTTTAATTCTTCTAAAGACTCTTTAAATATTGGGTTCTCCAATATCTGTTTCGCCTTGTCCGACCTGCGGACTTCCTGGTTCAACTTGTCTTGTTCTTCTCTGTTCATCTAATCCTTGAATTTGTTGCTGTAAATTCGCTGCTGCTTGTTGAGATTGTTGAAATGCTTTACCTTGATTCGCTAAAATTGCCTTATTTAAATCAGCTTCAGCTTTAATACCTGCTGAATCTATTTGAGCATTATATTTTAATTCCAATTCTTTAATTTGTTTTTCAAAATTTAATACTGCTTTTGCATTTTCAGCTTGAAGTTCTTTTAATCTTAATTCTAACTCAGCTTGTTTACGTTTATTCTCAGAGTCAATTCTAGTAAATTCAATTTTTTCTATTGGTGTTATAGGTGGTGGAGGTGATGGTGTTACCATTTGTTTACCAACCTCAGGATTTACAAAGTAATTTTCTACATTTTTAAGTCCTGCATTTTCAATTATTTTAGAAAGTGTATTATAAATATTTTTTAATCCTACCATTGGATATTCTCTATTACCTTGCAACTGAAATGCTTGTAACTGTCTTTCTAAAATAGAATTTAAAATAACTAATTGCTGATCTTTTGAGCCTGAACCAATTCCTACTGATATAGATATATTATATCTATCTTTCCATTCAGTCGGTCTAACCGGTACATAACGATTATTTAATTTTACAATTCTTTCTTTGTCTTGATATTTAACAGATAATTCAAATATTCTTTTAAATAAATCTTTAACGCCTGTTTCAGAAAAAATTCTTGCAATTAATTCTAAACGCATTTGCGTTTGATTCATTAATGTATTTACGCCAGTTGCAGTTTTATTTAATGCGTCTGCATCTAAACCTTGCGTATATCTTGTTATACCAGTCCTTGTTTCTCTAACGGTATCTAAGTATTCAAGTAACGGAAATGCTTGTTGCGAAATTGTTTGTGATTGCATTGGCATCATGACTTGATTTGGTGGTTGTTTTGTTCTTACCACACCGCCAGGTCTTGAAGTTAATAGGTCATCTAAATTAACCATACCATCCATGATCGCAACTCTATTATTATTTGTTAGATACATATTGTCTAACAACTGACGCATCACAGTAGATTTTACTAGCTGCACATCTTCTACTAACTCTGACACACTTCTACCATAAAATCTGTGTGGCATCGGTATTGGAGTTAATGAACAGAAAGGAATATGATCTACTGATTCGTTATCTAGCATTTCATAACTTGCATCACCTGCAACCGTAATCTTTCTTAATTCTGCAACACCATCATCATCGTAATCTACTTTGACGTAACATTCGTACAATTCAATATTTTCTGTAGAACTGTCAGGAGTCTGGTCAAAAGGGTATTCATCAATATCTTTATGTCTTGTTAATCTTTCATTGTTATACAAGACCATTTGCGTTGCTGGTAATGAATTGACTACTTCTGGGTCATAACCCATTTCAATTAATTCTGATCTAGTTTTGACGGTTCTGTGAGCTACAAAGTTTGCATCATCAATACTCTTTGCGGTTCTTTCAATTAAAAATTCTTCAGGCGGAACATTCTCAATTTTTATTTTTCCATTATTTGCTGATCTTTTAATAACAACATTATGTAATTTTGGTTTTGGTAAATCACCTGTTTCTTGACCTTGCTGTTCAGCAACTTTTTTAATTAATTTAAGTTGCTCTATAGTTTTTTCATCATCAAATTCTTCATGCTCAATAACATCTACATTGTCGTCATTAATTAAAACTTGATATTCTTGATCACTTAAATTTTTATATGTTTCTTGACTGATTTTGTTTTCTTCTGACCAGTATATTTTAACGATACCATTTTTTTCTAATAATGCGTCTTTGAACCAAGTATATAAAATATTAAAACCTGGATTATCTTTATTAAAAACGTAGTTGATATAATTTGTAGCTTGTTCAGCTAACGCAACATCTTCTGCTTTAAACGGTTCACATTTTGCGGTGTGTTCAGACGCTGTAAAAATTCGCATTAAGCTTGGCAAGATCGTTTCAATGGTATCTGCCACATCGGTGGATACGACTTGTGATCTACCTTCTATTTCTGTACCTAATTTTTCACCTAAATAATATTCAATAGATCGCTTTCTTTGCGTTGATAATTCTCCGCCTAAAAATCCTAAAGCATTATTGATTTCGTTATTTATAATGTGTCTTAATTCTGTATCTGATATTGCCATATTAAATTATATAATTCGTATTTACGTCTATTGTTGATGCCCAATCTGTCATTTCTATTCCGCCTCCTACTATGCCAGTCCTAAAACTATCTGCACAGTGCGAAGCAAAATTGTGTAATGGTTTATTTCTAAAACATTGATTTTTTTCATCCCATCTTTTTTGATAGGCTTTCAACGCTTCAATTCCCACCGCACATTTGTTTTTGTCAAAATGACAATTTGGCAATGCTTTTCTTACCGCCTCAATACCGTCTTCAATAGACAATTTTGGTGCGACTGTAAAGTTTATACCTAATTCTAAAGCAGATTCTAGTCTTGATTTACCAAATGCACCTAGTTCTCTAACCTTAATATCATGAGGTGCAATATGATTATCATATTCATAGGGTCTATTTTGCAAGACCTTTGCATAGTGATCTAAACCTTCACCTGCTGCTTCGTAGTAATCAATTAATCGTATTTGATCTCTATATCGTTGAACAAACCAAATCACCGTTTGATCGTTCATTCCTAAATCCCACCAGGTTTCAACCTCAATATTTTCGTCGTATAAATCGGTGGTTATTCTTCCCTCTTGCTCCGCCTGTTCTAGTAGCGTACCGTAATACGAACCAGTAATTGCGGCTTGGAAAGAACATTCAAATTCTTGTTCAAATAAATCCTCAGACATCATGGCTCTTGCGGATTCTAATTCTTCTTTGTCTAATATCCCTGTTTCACTTGCCTTATGTACTGCACCATACCAACCCTCAGTTTCTTTGGCTTGGCAATAAAGGTCATAGAAATAATTTCTTCCCTTTGGTGTGCCTATAAAAATACACCAGCCTTTTCGGTCGGCTAATGCAGGTCTTATAATCTCTGGGAACACATTTGGACTAATACTTTGCGTTTCATCAAACACACAACCATCCAAAAATATCCCTCTTAAACTCTGATCGTTTTCACCTCCAAGAATGGTAATCCTTGCACCGTTGGGAAAATCACATCTTAATTCTGACTCATTAAACTTTACGCCAGGTATTTTACCAGCATAGGTTTTGATGTAATCCCAAGCTGTTGCTTTACCTTGCTTAAATGTAGGCGAAATAAAGGCATACCGACTTGGTTGATTGGGGTTCGTCAAGGCAGCTCTAATCATATGATTAATACACATGACGGTCTTACCAGCTCTACGGTGTAAGACTAAAACATTAAATCGGTGCTTAGAGATATTTTCATGCAAAATTTTTTGCAATTCTCTTGGTTTATACGGAATCTCAATTACTGGCATTTTAAAACAAAACCCCCCACTTGCTAGTGGATTGTCATATCGTCTGTTCTATCTATTCCTAGTTCCCAAGTAATAAACTGTGAAAATAAATCAGCTTCTTTCTTGTCTTTGAAGCCAACGAATTTGATTACCACTTGATTAGTTTTATTAATATAAACCACTGTTTTATAGTTCTTGTCATCAAAATCCATTGTCGCCTCCTAGTTTATTTGTGTGTGGGTTACCTTAGTTTTTTTTTCTAACGTATATAATTTTTGGGGGTACGTTCGCTAAAAACCCCCCTTTTGTTCTTTTTTGTTCTCATCAATAAAACTTCCGATAACTAAAGCATTATCGGAAAACATGAATAAATGTGTGATATAATTGCAACAACCAACCTATAACAGCGATGTACTAAATTTTTGTGAATAAATCAGATAAAACTATTATAAAATCTAGTTAATCAGACCATTTGACCTGAATTAATTGATCTCCAGCTTTAACATTTAACTCTGATTGTTTACCATAAACCTTCGGTGAAAGCTTCTCAGCTTTCCATTTTGCAAGATCAACAGCAGCTTTAACCAAGTGAGTTTTGCCTAAATCTGTTTTGGTTTCAGTTTTAGCTTGTTCTAAATTATCATTTAATAAGTCTTCAGCATTAGCCAAGATAAACTCTATTCCATCGGCTTTGGCTTTGACATATTGTTCTTGGAACTCAGGATATTTATTAATCCAATTTCTTAGAGTTTCCCAGCATGGCATACTCTTTAATCTTGTAATATCTCTGACTGTCTTTCCTTCTGCTAAAAGCTCAACAATTCTTTTAACTGTCTTCTTATTATATTTGGAAGGTCTGCCGACCTGGTTGTTCTGCTTTTGTTCTACTAATTTTTTTTTCATATTTTTATTATTTATTATTAATTAAGTGTTTACAAATTATATACAATTTAATATATTCAATTTAACGATTCATTTTAACAACAACGAAAGGACAATAAAATGAACACACAACAAAAGAGAATTATTCCTC